TGAACTAGAAAACATTCGAGAATTTGATAGAGAACTATGGGTTCAAAAAATGGCGCAGATGCATTGGAGTTTAACTGAACTCAAAGACGGCACTGCTTGGAAACATCTAAGGAATTGGGCAAAAAAATGACCAAACATATCACAGTAGTAACTACATTTCACAATAAACATTACGGCGTTTATGGAAAAAACTTTTTAGACAGCTTTGCTAAACATGTAGACAAACGAATTAAACTTTTGGTCTATGCTGAAGACTGTGTCCCTGACAATCCTGACCCTATGCGTATAGAAATATTAGATGCTAAAAAAGCATTGCCTAAGCTTAATCAATTTAAGGAGCAGTGGAAGGATGTACCCAAAGCAAATGGTAAATGTCCGTTCCCAGAACGCAGACCAAGAGACTGGAACAAAGAATTTAAATGGGATGCTGTGAGGTTTGCCAACAAGGTATATGCTGTGTTTAATGCTGCGGAAAGATCAAAAGATTGGTGTGTATGGATGGACGCAGACAGCTTTATTCATTCAGATTGGGAATATCAAGATTTTGCTGACCTACTGCCCAATACCAGTTGGATTACCTATGTGGGCAGAGGCCGAGGTTCACAGACTTGGCCAGAGTGTGGATTCTACGGTATGAATCTAAAAGATCCTGTGTGTCAAGAATTTTTACAAAAATTTGAACAGATGTACGAGAACGCAGAACAGGGAATCTTCACTCTGGAAGAATGGCACGACAGCTTTGTGTTTGGTACTATACTTGAGCAGATGAAACGTACAGCACCTAATGTGTTGGATTATTCATCAGAAATATATCTAACCAACACTGCTAAAACCGGCGGCGGCGGCCATCCACTGATTAATTCAAAGCTGGGGCAATGGATGGATCATATGAAGGGTGATCGCAAGTTCGAAGGCGCAAGCAAACGTAAAGATCTAATGGGGCATAGAAATGAACCTTACTGGCAAAAGATTTAAATTATGGAGAGAATACGGTGCGCTTAATTCACGTCCTATTTTTGATGCCCTTAGTCGCAGTATTGTTAGCAGTGGTGGTGTTATTTCTGATTCTACTAATCATGTCGATTCCGACGTTGATGTTATTTGGAGCGTTCTATTTCATGGTCGAATGGCTGGCAACCGCAGTGTGTGGGATTATTGCCGTAGTAGAGCGAAACCAATCATCGTACTCGAAGTTGGAGGAATCAAAAGAGGCACAACGTGGAAAGTGGGGCTCAATGGCATCAACCGAGATGCCTACTTCAATGATGGTGGTAATGATGGAACGAGAGCGCAGGCGCTAGGTGTTGAACTAAAACCTTGGCGCAGTACCGGCGAATATATTCTCATATGCGGTCAGCACGATAAAAGTTTACAATGGCAAGGTCAACCCAGTATGAGCAACTGGTTCTTAAAAACATATGACGAAATACGTGCTCACACTGATCGTCCTATAATATTTCGACCGCACCCTAGATGCCGATTGCCTGAAATAGAAAGAGGACTGAAGCATGTTTATAGACAAGACCCTCAACATCTATCAGGAACCTATGATGATTTTGATATGAACTTTGACAATATTAGGGCCACTGTGAGCTACAGCAGTAACCCGGGCATACACAGCGTACTAGAAGGCGTAGCAGCGTTTGTAGGCACCAGCTCGTTGGCGTACGACGCGGCTAATGACATAGACTTTATACACGACATAGAATCCCCTCTACAGCCAGATAGAACACAGTGGCTCAACGACTATGCTCACACAGAGTGGACAGTGGAAGAAATTTCTCAAGGCATACCACTTAACCAGTTGACATCACGTCTTTTTTAAGTTATATTAAGTGTATGCAGAAAATAGGCGTACACACAGTAGAAGATTGTTTAGAGATCCTTACAGGGCTCCAGAAGCATGATCTTGAATTTACAATAGAAACCAGCGATCGCAGCTTGATCCAAAGCATTGCTAGGCAAGTATTTCGAGGCACTGCGCTGACAGATCGTCAGTACAGTCTTATGAAAGAAAAACTAGACAAATATAAAATTCAGTTTGAGAGTCAAGACATCATTGGTGTTGAACGTGCAGTTAGCAAACTGCGCAATCCTCTGAGAGAAATTGATCGCAGCAAATATATCACTGTTGTAGAACATCTAGAAGGTATTCCTTATCCTGCAGATGAACGCTGTAGATACATTAAAATTAGATTTCCTTTTAAAAAATCTGATATAGCACTGATTGATCAAATCAACAGCACCAAAGATTATCATCACAAAAAAGGTAGTCACGAACACTATTTTGTTTACAACGAACATAATGTTTACAATCTGCTTTCTCGATTCAAAGACAAAAGCTATAAAATCGATCAAGAATTGGTTGACCTATTTGAAAAGATTCTAGACATTCGCAGTCGAGAACAGGACTACGTTCCGGGCATCTACAACAACGAACTGAAAAATATTCACCCTAGAGCAAAGGCAATTGCTGAAAGTGAAGTTGGCGCATTCGATGCTGACACTGTGTTGTTTTATGTGGACAGAAAATTTAGATACGGCATAGTAAACGTTGACCACAATGATGCTTCGTCTGTAATTGAAAAGATTGCCTATAGAAATGATGTAACCTATCAAAGTAAACCCAGTGAAGAATCACTGTCAGATATCTTATTGGCACTTCATAATCTAAAAAGATTTCCTCTATTGGTTGTGCTGGAAAAGTCTCATGCTGAAAATCAGCTGTATGAGATGGCGAACTTTTATCGAGACATTTTACCCAATGAAGAACAGAGTGTGCTGTTTAGACAAGATGGCGACAGCGGATTTAATCAGTTGGTTAAAGACCGCAGGCTAAACAATTGGGTTGACAGCAATACTAAAATAGTATACATTAGTAGTGACAAGTTACCTAAGCTGTTGATCAGTGGCGAATGGCAACCCTGTGTAACTTTTGGTTACACCAGCAGATTAGATCGAACCGTTGACTCTTACATACACAATAGATGTGATCTCATAGTGTATCGAGAGGATATGATAAGCCCCATGCGGAGATACTCACAATACTATGGCTAGTTGTAAATTAATTATTGAAGATGAAGTTAACATTAAATTCGAAGGACTAGACGTAGACATCAGACGCAAACTGACCAACGCTCTCAAGTTTGAAGTACCTTATGCTAAACACATGCCTCAGTATAAGCTGGGACGCTGGGACGGCAAGGTTGCGTTCTTTGGTATCGGCGGTTCGGGCTATGTGAATCATCTTGATGTTATTGTTGACATCCTAACAAAAAACAAAGTAAACATTGTTGACATAGATGATCGTAGACACCCTATACAGATCAACTTCGCTCCAGTTACTGAACGCTATTGGGCTGATCAAGATATACGCTGGCCCAAAGGACACCCAGATGCGGGCGAACTTATTATGCTTCGTGATTATCAAGTTGAAGCAATCAACAACTTCCTAGCCCATCCACAAAGCCTACAACAGATTGCTACTGGCGCAGGCAAATGTCGAACTTATGATTCTACAATGGATATAGATGTAGGTAATTCTGATTTTGCTGAATATTTGCTAAATAAAGTAAGAAATAGCAACTGGAGCAATTCTATGAACGTAGCAACTTTTTGTAAAACATATCAGCGAAAAATGTGGAAGTCGATGATTACTAGGAAAAAATTAGATTTCACCTTATTGGATGTAATAACGTTCAACAATGAGCAACTTTATTACATACCGTATAATGGATATCATAAATTTACAGTAAGTACTTCACAATGCTTAAAGTGTAATGCAGCGCTAGTTATCGGATTTAGAAAAGATGAGTTTATAGTATCAACATGCAAATGTTCAGCAGATAACAAGAATTATGCTACTTTAGAAAAGTTATCAACTGTATTTCCTGTAAGTGAAGCAAATGACGTATTATCATCATTTGCAGAGCGAAAAACACGGAATTTACAAAATGTACTAACTCATTGGACATCGCGTGGACATACTCACGAGGACGCAGTACAATTAGTGTCAGACGTACAAGCGAGTCGATCGTCACTGTCACCTGCTGCACAGAAAGGTGCACGGGGGTATTCGATGAGAACCCCCGAATACTGGATTAAGCAAGGGTATTCTAAATCAGACGCTGTGCAGAAAGTAAGTAATCTTCAAGTTACAAACGGCTTAGAGTTTTATGTTAACAGATATGGCACTGATGAAGGCAAAGTACAGTACGATAAGCGAATGACAGAATGGTTAACATCATACACTCGTGCTATGGAACTAGATCCTACAATTAATGAAAGAAAAATGGTCGGGTTTTGCAAAGCATCAAAAGAGTCGTTAAACGTGTTAATGCCAGTCTATGAAAAGTATAACGATAAAATTCGTATATACTTAGGCATTGACGGAAATACTGAATATTTTTTGCGCGACGACGATAGTATACGATTTTATGATTTTACGATACCCGAGCTTAAAATAATTGTTGAGTTTCATGGATCTAAGTTCCATGCTAATGCAGAGTTATTATCTGAGCAACAACTGTTAGAATGGAAGAGCTTATTTTCAAATGAATCAGCAGACTTGGTTATTGCAAAGGATACTGTAAAGCGAAAAATAGCAGAATGTCACGGATACACATTGTTAACAATTTGGGATACTGACGACGTTGACCAAGCAATTACTAAAATTACAAATTTAATAGAAGAAAAACTTAATGAAATTTAACATACCAATAGGGGAACTAGCAGAGTCGATTGCGGAGTACAAAGGAGTACTATTAAACGATAACTGCGAAATTAATATTAAAGATCTTGATTGTAAAGTTAATACACCATCAGGAACTGCTACTATTAATATTATAATTAAAAAAGAAAAGTTAGAAGGCATAAAACTATTACTTGCAAATGGTGTAGAAATAAAGTGTGCTAATAAGCATATATTAAGATATAATAATGCAGACGTATTTGCAGATTCATTAGCAATTGGCGACTCGGTAGAAACTATTAACGGGAATGTTAAGGTTAGTAGTATTAACAATATTGACGATACTACATTTTACGATATCGGAATAGATGCACCGTACTTATATTATGATGCAGACGGAGTATTACATCATAATACAATTACCACAGCAACACTTTCACACATAAGCGAGCCTCATGGTCGTAGTCTAGTTATTGTTCCAAACAAATCACTTGTTGAACAGACTGAAGAAGACTACATCAACTGTGGGCTCGACGTAGGGGTGTATTTCGGAGACAGAAAGCAACTGGGTAAGACTCACACTATCTGTACTTGGCAAAGTCTAAACATTCTAGACAAAAGGCACAAGGACGGAGCAGCCGTACTATCACTGGCTGAATTTTTAGATGAGGTACGTACAATTATTGTCGACGAATGTTTTGCAGGCGACACTCTTATCACAACACCAAGTGGTCAAGTGCCTATTAAAGATTTAAAGGCAGGCGACAAAGTAATTAATCTATGTGAAAAAACAAAACAATACAAAGAAGATACCGTAGTTAAAGTTCATAAAAACTTAACACATAGTCAAAGTGAAAAAATGCTAGAGATAGAGTTTGACAACGGTATAAAAACTAAAGTTACTGCTAACCATAAATTTTTAACAGACAATGGCTGGGTTAGGGCAGATCAGTTAACTGAAGATTTAGAAATTATTAACATAAATACATATAGCTAAAGGAGAAGTATTTATGGCAAAACAATTTGATATAGAAAAGTTTAATAAAATTTTAAAAATAAATCATCAAAAACTGCAAGCAGAAAAAATAACTGGTAAAAAAGTTATCCTATCAAATGGATTAATCCTTGAGACTGAGAAGGACGTTCGTCTTTGTAAGAACAGAGTGATGTCAGGAGATAATGTTTGGAAAGAAAATTTCGACATACTTTACAGTATTAATAGTGATGAAAGAGAATTGGCCGAAAAAAAGTGTAGATCCTTGACTTCTGTGCAAGGCGGAATTAAATGCCAAGAAAAGCATGGAAAAAAAATTAAATCTAACCTAAACACAGGAACGCCATGGAATAAAGATATGAAGGGAAATTATCCTTATTCTTATTCGCATTCTCCTGAAACAAAAGAAAAGATAAGTGTTGCTAATACTGGTGCAAAAAACGGCATGTACGGAACAATGATGACCGCAGAACAAAAAGAATACAGAAGTAACTTAATGAAAGAAAAAATTCTTTCAGGAGAGTTTACGCCAAATTCTAATAATAGAAATACTCATTGGAATTCTTATTATAGAAATAAAAAATACAGAAGCAGTTGGGAATCACTTTATCAATATTTCGATCCTGATGCCGAGTATGAAACTTTAAGAATACCTTATGTGTTTGAATGCAAAGAACATATTTACATAGTAGATTTTGTTAATCATAAAACTAAAACTGCAATTGAAGTAAAACCTAGAGAACTCTTTAATGACCAAAAAACACAAACTAAAATATCTACAGCCGAAGAGTGGTGCAATGCTAATGGATATAATTTAGTATTAGCAGATAAAGAATATTTTATAACTCGGCCAATGCCTGATGATTTGACCGAATTTGATACTAAAACACAAAATAAAATTAGGAAACTTTATGAAGTTAATCAGTAAAAAAGAAATCGAAAAGCCACATGAAACTTATAACCTTCATGTAGAAACAGACCATAACTATATTGCAAATGATGTTGTAGTTTCAAACTGCCACATGGCAAAAGCAGAGGTGCTTAAGAACCTACTGACTCGCAACCTACGCAATGCTCCTATTCGCTGGGGACTGACTGGCACAGTGCCCAAAGAGCCGTTTGAGTTTGAATCAATTCATGCTAGCCTTGGCCCTGTGATTGGACAGATCAGTGCTAAGGAACTACAGGACAAAGGTGTGTTGGCACAGTGTCACGTTAATGTGGTACAGTTGATTGACACAGTAGCACACAGAGGCTATCAAGAAGAATTAAAGTATCTTGTTACAAATCAAGATAGAATAGAATACCTAGGCAAATTATTAAACACAATCAAAGAATCAGGCAACACACTAATACTGGTAGACAGAATTACAGCAGGCGAAGAACTACAAAAACTTATACCCAACAGCACATTTATCAGCGGTTCGGTTAAGGTAAAGGATAGAAAAGAAACATACGACACGATTAGAGAAGGTACTAACGAAGTTATCATTGCGACCTATGGAGTTGCCGCTGTGGGTCTTAACATTCCTCGTATCTTTAATCTTGTTCTTCTCGAGCCTGGAAAAAGTTTTGTTAGAGTTATTCAGAGTATTGGTAGAGGCGTAAGAAAGGCAAAGGACAAAGACTTCGTACAAATATGGGACTTGACATCAACATGCAAGTATGCGAAGCGGCACCTTACCGAAAGAAAGAAATTTTATTCTGAGGCGCAGTACCCATTCACAATTGAAAAAGTGGATTGGAAAAAATAATAAATGAGAATATTAACATTGGAAAACCAGTGCTTTGATTTGGACGACTTACCAGATCAAATAGACGAAGACATAAGATTCAGCGTACTAGACAATTCAGATCCAAAGAACCCTGATTTCTTTTTTGTACCCTTGATCTTTTTAGAAAGTTTTAATGCTCCTGCAATGGTGTTAGAAATTGCCGGACAAGAAGTTACTATGCCTGTGGATTGGAGTTTGGCTGTGGGCTGTAGTGAATCAGCAAACGATCTTGAGATACTGCCACTGACCAGTTTGAATGACAGAGGATTTGAAGCATTTCTTTTTAATCCCCTAAGCAGTTTTAAAACAGAATTTGGTGATATTAAAATTACTAATTTTTACACAGACGTAAAATGGTATTTTCCTAAAATGAAAAACGGACAACTGTTAACTGTTCCGATTACCAAAGGCAAAAAACCACTGTGTGCTTATTTTGTAAAAGACATCAGCAGGCAATGTGAATTAATAGATTATTCATTGTTATTATAAGGAGAGACAAATGGGAATTCGCGCTGGTAAAATATGGGGATCCACAGAGCTGATCCATGCCAACGGTGTTCTTGAATTTCACCGCATTGAATTTAATGCAGGATACAGATGTTCAGAACACGAACACAAATTTAAATGGAATGGCTTTTTTGTAGAGTCGGGCAAGATGATTGTTCGTGTATGGCAAGATGATCAAGGGCTAGTAGATGAAACCGTTCTAAGTGCAGGCGACTTTACACAGGTCAAGCCCGGCAAGATTCACCAGTTTGAAGGTGTCGAAGACGGTGTAGCATTTGAACTATACTGGGCTGAATTCAATCACGATGATATAGTAAGACGTACTAGCGGAACAAGTGTATGAGAATCATAGCAGGCCCATGCCAACACGAATCATATGAGCAAAGTTTAGAAATAGCTACAGAATGTAAACGTGTGTGTGATCTGTACGGCATTGAATACTATTTCAAAGCCAGTTATGACAAAGCCAACCGCACCAGCATTACAGGTAAACGTGGAGTCGGTATTACCAAAACAATGGTTGACTTTTTAGAATTAAAAAAACAAGGATATAAACTGCTCACCGACTGTCATACTGTTGGCGAAATCAGTCGTGTTTACAGTGTTGTAGATGTTATTCAAATCCCTGCTTTCTTGTGTAGACAAACTGATCTCATTCAAGCAGCATGTGCTACAGACTGTGTTGTAAATATTAAAAAAGGTCAATTCTTAGCGCCGTGGGATGTAGCAGGAATACTAAGTAAGTGTGCAGACGCAGAAGAAGTTTGGATCACTGAAAGGGGAACTAGTTTTGGATATAATAATCTGGTTGTTGATTTCACCGGCCTTGACTATATGCTTAATAATTTTGATTGTGATATTGTTTTGGATGCCACGCACTCAGTACAAAAGCCAGGTGGCCTCGGAAGTAGCAGCGGCGGGAATAGGGATTATGTCCCTGGCCTATGTCGTGCAGCTAGTGCTCTGGGCATTAGAAATTTCTTTTTAGAAGTACACGCTGACCCAGACTCAGCACCCAGCGACGGTGCTAACATGTTGCGTCTAAAAGAGTTTGACAAAGTGGTAGAAGAGATAGTAAAGTATAACTATGACAGATAAATTACCAATAAAAGATATACTGGCCGCAGTTGACATGGGTGCTAAAACAGTTTGGGATGAACTCTCAGATGATGAACGCAAACAGGTCAGCTTCTGGTTGTTGAACAGATACGCAAGCTCAGTACAGGGCTCTAGAGAAAAACAAGAGCTAGCAGTTTTTAAGACCAACGAATACTACAATAAAAACTGGAACGTTCTAGGTGTAAGACATCCCAAGCTGCAATGGCAACTGCTGTGTCAGTCAGGCAACACAGGCAAGATTGAATATCACCCATGGATAGGTTTTAAAAAGAGAGAAGGCGGCAACAGTGCTGCGGTCAAACTGTTAGAACAAATTTATCCCAATATGAAAACAGATGAGGTAGAACTGCTTGCTAGAATATCTACAAAAAAAGAACTCAAACAACTGGCTGAAGAACATAGCATTGACATCAAACTCTGAAAAGCCCTACAAGTGTGAATACTGTGGTAACGGGTATATGCGAGAGAAAACTCTCGCAGCGCACATGTGTGAGCCTAAACGACGTTGGCTACAAAAGGATGAGAAAAGAGTAAGATATGGTCTCTACGCATTCCAAAGATTCTATGCGCTGTCAGCGGGCACGAAAAAAGAGAAAACTTATGAAGATTTTACGAAGTCTCCTTATTATAACGCTTTTGTTAAATTCGGCAGTTTTGTTAGCAATGTTAAGCCACTTTATCCTGAGCGTTACATAGACCATGTAGTGACCAGTGGAGTTAAGTTGGATCACTGGTGTAGAGATGAAATGTATGAAAAGTATGCTCTTGAACTGATACTCAAAGAAGATGTTACCACAGCACTGGAACGCAGCGTTAACAACATGATGCTGTGGGCTGAAGAAAAGAACAGTGTGTGGAATCACTACTTTGGCTATGTAAGTGCGAATAAAGCAGTGTGGGATATCAGAGATGGAAAAGTTTCGCCTTGGCTGATACTCAACTGTCGCACAGGCAAGGAAATGTTAAGTACATTCAACGATGAACAATTAGCATTGGTCTATCATGTGATTAATCCAGAACACTGGGCTCTGAGATTTAAACGTCAAATCAAAGACCTAGAACTAGTAAAAGAAATTGTCAAGGAAAGTAAATTATGAAATTACTCTATTATCCAAATGAATTTTTAGATCGGCAAGTTAAACAAGTTGATTTAGAAAACCTTACATTTGATCCCGCTGAAGTCAAACAACAAATGGTAGACATCATGTTGAGCAACAACGGTATAGGTCTAGCAGCTAATCAGATTGGTCTAGACGCACAGGTGTTTGTAATGGGCGACAGTGCCAACAACAGCACACTCTGTATCAATCCCACTGTTCTACAGTACACTTCGGGTGCTACAGCGGATGTCGAAGGATGCCTAAGCTTTCCTAATGTGTTTGTAAAAATAAACAGACCCAAAGAAATATTGGCTAGATTCTACAATGAGAATCTAGAAGAGTGTACTGTCAAGATTGAAGGCTACAGTGCTAAGTGCTATCTACATGAATGGGATCACCTACAGGGCATAACCTTTAAAGATCGTGTAAGCAGACTCAAGTGGGACATGGCAACTAAAAAGGCTCGAAAGCTAGAGAAAGTATAAATGGACATTGACTTAGATTTTCCCAACAGGGATCAAATATTATCTAAGCTACAGCATCGTGTGGCTAGATTAGACTCAGGAAAAAAACACAACTCGGGTGTTTATGTTACAGAGATACCCTGTAACCCTTTGGACAATCTAGCCACCATAGACTACAAGACAGCAGAAGACAGAGGCTATTTTAAACTAGACTTTCTCAACGTAAGCATATACAAAGATGTTCGAGATGAAGCACACCTAACTGAACTGATGAACAGAGAGCCCATATGGGAACTTCTGGAACACACGGACTTCAGCGACAAAGTCTTTCATCTGAACGGGCACGGCGAACTATTGAAGCAATTGAAACCGTCGTCGGTAGAGCAATTGGCAGCAACACTAGCGATCATTCGTCCGGCGAAACGGCACTTGAGTGGAAGCAATTGGAATTTGATTTTTCAAGAAGTGTGGACGAAACCGACAGACAATAGTTACTACTTCAAGAAGGCACACGGCACCTCCTACGCAGTGGCTGTGGTAGTACACATGAATCTACTGTGTGAGCAGATTAATCCTTAGGACGGCGTACCAGTTGTATACTCTTACGCTTAACACGTTTCAGTGACAGATTATTAAGATTAACACAGGGCCCTATGGTTACTCTTACATCCTTTGAGTTCATTGTCATAATACAATATCTAAAAGGATCCATCTCATTCTTTAAGAAAATATTAATGGGAATCATTCGATTTGATTCCCACCACCATGCTTCGCCCATTGCTAAGAACTTTGATTGTTCTGGCCTTGATCGTAAATCAGTATACACATACATTGAAGTTACTGAGTGATCTTGATTGATAATGATGCCGATGTATTCGTTGCCACCATAGGTTACAACGCTGAGGAATGGAAAGTTTTCTTGTATTTCTTTTGTCAACATGATCCGATAAATATTACTATGCAATTAATGCCTAGGTATTTAGTATCGAATAGAATCAATCTTGTAGCCGATGTGGCAGGATTCATAGTGGAGTATAGACCAGTGTATAGCAGACAAGTGCAAGTTTATAAAGGAATAGAAAACGTACTACAGTTTAGACTGTTGAACGCAGACCAAAGGCCTATAAATGTTGCTAGTTATACTCCCAAGTTTGTAGCGTTTGACGAAAACAACAATCTCATAATCGAACGAGACTGTATAACACAGGACGACGGATCCAGTGCTACTAAGGGACTGTTCTCATTGACTGTAACAGAAAACGACCTACTCAACATCAAACAACAATATCTCAAATACAATGTCTATCTAGTAGACGCTGCGGGTGAAAAGATTCTAACCTACAATCATTCTAACTTCGACAATGACGCTACAATCTTTGTTAATGTAAAAACTTTTCCAGGTCCAAAAGCAGCATACAACATAAGTTCGTTTCAGCGTGTAAGTGTAGACACACAAGAATGGACATCAGAAACTGTGGACGCACAGCCTGCACTGAACGGCAACGAAGCACTGCACACCGCAGCTATATACACCAACAGCTATGTGGGCACAGTAGCAGTACAGGCTACTCTGGACAATATAGTAAACGAAACCACAAACTGGGCAACTATTCAAACAATTGAATTTGATGGCACAGAAACTGAACCCGCTCCGGTAAACTTCAACGGAGTATTCAGTCATCTACGTTTCGCAGTCTACTCTGATCCTAGCAACAGTGTTACTAAAATACTGATTAAAAACTGATTGACAAACCATTGATTTAGCACTATACTTTTATTATGAGTGTAGTGGCCGAAACAGTTCTGACATATCTCCCAACCAAGCGTAAAACTACGCAGGGCGGCTGGCAAATCTTCAGATTAAATTTGTTTTAACTGCGGACTGTATAAATATTGCTATGATAATATATAAAATTACAGCGCCAAACAGTAAGCAATACATTGGTCAAACTATTTCAACCCTTGACGAAAAAATACAGTGGTACAAAAAGTCTGCTAATAATGATAAAACTAACAGATATATTTTTAATTCTATACGCAAGTACGGTATAGAGAATATGAAATTTGAAGTAGTTGAAGAGAGTAGCACTTGGTCTAAAAAAGAACTTGATGATAAAGAAATTTACTATATTAATAAGCTCGAGACATATTACACGTTAGGAAAAGGATATAATATGACTTATGGCGGCGACGGGTTAGACTCCGAATCGGCTAGTCGTGTTATAACAAAATGGTATCAAACTATGACCGAAGAAAAGAAACAGCAAAAATCTCACAATAGTTCTGTTGCTCAGAAGAAAAGATACAACACTAATCCTGACAGTGACGAAACGCGAGAAAAAAAGAAAAAGTCTCATCAAGGTACTTATGTTATAGAATCCCCAGAAGGAGGCGTCTATTATGCAGACAATGGATTAAAAGAGTTCTCGGAACAAAACAAAGAAGAACTTGGCGTAACTTATTGGCAACTTTTTAATGCGTACAGAAAATCATACCAAGACACTATAACTATTAGAGAACAAAAAAACTTAAACAAGTGGAAAGTTACTCGTGTTGACAAATAGCATCTGCGAAATAATATTGTCTTATTGGCAATTAGGAAGAAAAACAAAAACTACTCCAAGTGGATGGATCTCCGGAAATGCGCCGTGTTGCCATCACAACGGCAACACTGCTGACACAAGAGGTAGAGGCGGCATGATTGTCAGCGACAACCACATAAGTTATTCCTGCTTCAACTGTGGATTCAAAACTTCATGGCAACCTGGACGCAATGTCAGTTACAAACTGCGACGTCTGCTACAGTGGATGAATGCGCCGGATGATGTAATCAACAAACTGTCACTGGCAGTGATGCGAGAAAACGAAGGCATAGAATCTGTACAGGCCCTGCGTGGTATGCCCACGCTGCCCAAGTTCGATACTGTGCCTTTGCCTGAGGACGCTGTAAAGATCATAGACATAACCAACTTCAACAAGTACAGTATGAGTGTGCTTGAATACATGTCGCAGCGTAATCTCAATGTAGATGACACTGACTACTACTGGAGCCCTAGCCTAGCCTATAGAGATCGATTGATTGTGCCTTTCCTCTATGAAGGACGTATTGTAGGATGGACTGCTAGAACAGTGGCTAGTGACAAAAATCCTAGATACCTTATGGAAAGCCAGCCAGGGTTTGTGTATGGACTAGATGAGCAAACACCCAACAAAGTGTTTACCATAGTAACAGAAGGCCCTATAGACGCTGTACACATAGAAGGCTGTGCCCTGTGTGGATCAGACATAAATGACCAACAGGCCCTGCTGTTGAACAGACTGAACAAGAAGATCATAGTAGTGCCTGACAGAGATCGCAATGGCAAAAGTCTAGCAGAGCAGGCCATAGAACAGGGATGGAGTGTGAGCTTGCCTGACTGGCCTGATGATTGTAAAGACGCGAGTGACTGTGTAGCACAGCATGGCAGACTATATACACTGCACAGAATTGTAAGTGCAGCAGAAGACTCACCCCTCAAAATTAGACTAAGGATGAAAAAATGGTTTACCTAAAAAAGATCTGGGCAGTATTGATATGGCCCTACACTAGAGTTAGAGAAGAAATTCGCTTTCGTAAAAGAATAAAAGAACTGCGCAAGAGGGATCCGTTTATATATCGATAAATAAATGTATGAAAAAATATATTGTTTATAAAACTATAAATTTAGTAAACGGAAAATACTATATCGGAAAGCATAAAGTAAAAACTAAAGAATTTGATTTTTATTTTGGTAGTAGCAGTGTAATTGACAATGCTATTGCAAAGTATGGAGTCGAAAACTTTCTTAGAGAAGTGTTGTTTGAAACTGATAACGAGGAAGAATGTTATCGTAAAGAAGAACAACTTCTTGGAAATTTATGGAAAACTGATAAAAATTGTTATAATAAACAGGCAGGCGGCAAAGGCTTCCCTTCCGGTGATAACCATTATGCTGCTCACGGTTTTACTGAACAGCACAAAAAGAAATTATCAGAATCACGAAAAAAACGAAAACCGCACTCGGAGGAAACAAAACGCAAAATGAGCATATCTAGAACAGGGTTAAAACGTACTATCGAAACTCGAGCTAAAATGTCAGAAGCACAAGCAGGTAAAAATAATCCTATGTTCGGTAAAAAACATTCAACAGCAAAAAGAAAAGAAATCGGCGACAAATTACGAGGAAAATACACAGGAGAAAAAAGCTCAGCATTTAAAGGTTACTATGTAACACCATTTGGTAAGTTCCCTTCGGTAAAAGAGGCTTCTGAAAAAATTAATATAATAAGTAGCAGTACTATAAGAAGATGGTGCCTTAACGAAGATAAGAAAATTACAAAAAGCATGATCGGAATTTCTAAATATCTAACTAATGATATGATAGGGAAAACTTTTAAAGACATTGGATTTTATTTCGAGGTTACTAAATGATCACATGGGGAATGGTAGGCAACAGTCATGACGCAAGCATTGCGGTATTTGACCGCAACGAATTAAAGTGGGCAGGATTAGCCAAAGACTTCAGCGGTGTAGCAGGAGATCCACATCCCAATGAACCAATGCTACAGCACATAATGAACAACTATGGATATGCTAATCAGTTTGTTTGGTATGAACAGCCTGGTCTTAAGACTGTGCGTCAGCTGTTGGCAGGACAAGGATGGCTATGGCGAGAAAACAACATTAAACAGTATCTCACTGACCTATATCTACACGGAGTACCCGTCAAGTATACTCAGCATCATCTCAGTCATGCGGCCTATGCCTACTACACACAGCCGCATGATGACTGTGCTGTGATCTGCTTAGACAGCATAGGTGAGTTCGAAACGCTCACTGTGTGGCACGGTAAAAACAATCGTTTAAAAAAGATACACAGTCAACGCTATCCTCACAGTCTAGGTCTGTTCTATTCAGCTATGACACAGAGGCTGGGGCTTGTACCACAGCAGGACGAATACCTAGTAGCAGACTTGGCCAAGGGAGGAGATCCTCTACGTTTTTGGAAAGCAGTGTGTACAGATATTGTACACATTGAACAGGATGCACGTAATCCATATATACGCATGAGACAGAATCTACACAGAGGATGTCTATGGTGGAGACCCGATATAAACACAGAACAGGACCTGCGGGACCTTGCAGCCACTACACAGGAAATCTTTTGCTGGAGTGTAAAGATACTGAGTAACTGGGCCAATTGGCGCACTGGCACTACACACCTAGCCGTAGCAGGAGGCGGAGCAATGAACAGAGACGCAGTATCACGCATCACCAGTGGATGGGACACAGTATGGGTGCCGCCACGTCCAGGTGACCCAGGCAGTGCTGTGGGCTGTGTGCTAGCACACTCACAGCACAGAATCGACAATATAGGCACAGCATGGCACTGACTGCTGGCTGCTGTGACAGTACACAGATAGTAACCAGTGAACATCTAATCACTGTTGACACACACAGATTTCGAGTTATAATAGTAAACTGTAGCAGTTGTGGCAGTGTCAAAGCAACTTCGCACATAAGGGAAACAAAATGACAACTAGACAAAATACTGACTATGGATACGATATACAGCGTGTGTATCTGGAAATGTTTCTCACAGATGCAGAAAGCTTTATACGCTGTCAGGGTGTGTTTGACTCCAACACATTTGACAGGCGCCTACAGCCCGCAGCAGAGTTCTTGAAAAACTATGTGGGTGAACACAACGGCCTGCCCACATTTGATATGATCAACGCTGCTACTCGAACAGATCTAAAAGATCCAGGACAGCTACAGGAAAGTCACTATGATTGGCTGCTGAGTGAGTTTGAAACTTTTAGTAGACACAAAGCACTGGAAGCTGCTATTCTCAAATCAGCTGACCTACTGGAAAAGGGTGAGTATGGTCCTGTTGAGGATCTAGTCAAGAAGGCTGTGCAGATAGGCTTACAGAAAGACCTTGGCACAGACTACTGGGCAGACCCCAGAGCTAGACTGGAAGCTATCAAAGACAACAACGGACAAGTAAGCACTGGTTGGCCCAATCTGGACCGCAAACTGTTTGGTGGATTCAACAGAGGCGAACTCAACATCTTCGCAGGTGGATCAGGATCAGGCAAGAGTTTGTTCATGGCCAATCTGGGTGTGAACTGGGCATTAACAGGTATGAACGTGCTGTATCTCACTTTCGAACTCAGCGAGAACCTAGTGAGTATGCGACTGGACTCAATGATATCAGACATACCTAGTAGAGACGTTTTTAAGAATATCGACGACGTTGAAATCAAAGTGCGCATGATCGGCAAGAAGAGCGGTGCCTTCCAGGTCAAGTACATGCCCACAGGCAAGAACGCCAACGATATCAGAGCATACATCAAAGAGTATGAAATCAAAATGGGTCGACGTGTGGACGCAGTATTGGTAGACTATCTAGATCTGATGCATCCTATTGCAGCTAAGATATCAGCAGAGAACCTGTTCGTCAAAGACAAGTATGTATCAGAAGAACTGCGTAACTTGGCCATGGAACTCAAAGTGGTGTTTGTAACAGCAGCACAGTTGAACAGAAGCAGTGTAGAAGAGATTGAATTTGATCATAGTCACATCTCTGGTGGTATATCCAAGATCAACACAGCAGACAATCTGATCGGTATCTTTACCAGCAGAGCTATGAGAGAACGTGGACGCTATCAGATCCAGCTGATGAAGACTAGAAGTAGCAGTGGTGTTAACTCAAAGATTGATCTTGGCTTTGATGTGGACACACTGAGAATCTTTGACCTAGGTGAAGACGCAGAAGAAACCACTACTGCTACACAAGGCGGATCAAAGATACTGGCAGCACTGAAGCGCAACAGCACACAGGGCAACTCAGGCACAGTGAACACAGACCCCGACGAAGGTGAACCTGTTAAACGGATACGTGCTGAAACAGACTCAACCAAACTGAGACAGTTTCTCAACAACCTTCCGGGCGACTAGAGCCCGAACACACGGCGAAGCCGCAGCGGTAAGCCCCACAGCCGCAGAGCGGTAAACGCTTTTTTACAACGTAAAATCAGCGTTTACTGAGCAAAAATCCACCATATCAGTACAACGGTACTACTGCACAGTATAAAAAACAAAACTGAACAACCTGCGTTTAACACTGAAATCAACGCTGTGCAACACCCCGCAATGGGCGATTGACTAAAAGATGGTGTTTTAGATTAGACTGACAGAGTAACAGAGAGAGATTATGCCATTCTCTGTATAACAATCTTTTCCGCACTGTGTTTAAGCAGAAACAGTGTGATAGCACCGTCGGATCGGTGACTCACTGTGATAGCTGGCCGACCGTGCAAAGGCATTGGCTGTACAGTGAATCCCAACAGTTCAAACTGTGCTGCTATGAGGCTGAGCATGAGACTGTGTATACGATAAGTGAACTGTGAGCCAGTGCCCACTGAGTTATCTACTGTG